TACAAAATTGATAAATCCGCGGTTGAAGTGGATTATCAGGGCCAAGCCGAAGAAAAGGCGAATTCCATCCTGGATAATGCAAAGAATGCTTTTGCCGCCTCTTTCAGTTTGGCGGGTAAGGCTTCCAGCATTGTAAATTCCGTTGTGGATGCCGTGAACACTTGCCTTGATGCGGTGGAAGCTGCACGCCAGATTATGCGCCAGGTTTCTTCTTTCGTTTCCAACATTAGCCAGATTCGCGATAACTTGGAAACGTTGCTTGATACGCCTAGCGAATTTGCCGCAAGAATTCAGCTTTTGATTACCGATACGGATAATGCCGTTACCGGTGTGGATTATTCAGTACAAGCCCAGCAAGCCATGGGCGTGATGCGCTCCGTGGATGTTGCCGATGGCCAGATGATTTCGGATGAACTGAACGCAACGTTCCAAGAATTCGTGCTTATGACTGCCGCGGCACAAACTGCAAGATGTGCCATTTTTGCGGAATACGAAAACGCCGAAGCGGTTCGGGAAATGCAAAGCAACCTTCAAGAAGTTTTTGAAGTTGCCATGCAGAAGGTAAGAAGCGCTGAAAATTACATGGATCTTGCGGACTTGCAAGCCACCGCCTTGAAGTATCTTTCCGATACTGTTTCAAAACTTGCGGTTGTTGTTGAATTGCCGTTGAATAGCACCCGCGATGTGCTGACCCTTGCGTTTGATTGTTACGGTAATTTGGATCGTGTGGATGAAATCATTTCCCGTAATGCCGTTAACGATCCGATGGTAATCAACCGCCGTTCTTTGAAGGTTCTTTCCAAATGATTGAAGTCTATTGCAACGGCAAGATTTTCAAGTATTGGACGGCTGCAAGCGTGCGCCGTTCCCTTGGGAATATTGCGGCTTCTTTTTCGCTCACGGTTACAGGCGTTGACCTTGAAGGCGGCCTTATTGATATTTGGCCGGGGGATGTCCTGGAAATTGCATCTGATGGCGTGAAGTTGTTCCGCGGTTATGTCCGTAAGATTTCCCCTTCTTTCAGTTCCAACGGCCACGCCATTTCGGTTAGCGGTTGGGAAAAATCCTGTGATCTTGCGGATTGTTCCGTGGTAGGTCAAGTTGAATGGAATAATAAGGATTTTGCGGGTATCGTGTCCGATATTTGCCGCCCCTTCGGGATTAGCTTCGAAAATATCCACGGTGTGGATGTTGGCAAGCCATTCGCAAAATTCACCGCCGAACCTGGCGCAAAGGCCGTGGAAGTCATTTCCAAGCTTTGCAAGGAACGTGGTGTGCTTCCAATGTCGAACGGCTTCGGTATGCTATACGTTTTTAAACCGGAACGTGCCGCCCGCGGTGTGGACTTGGTGGAAGGCGTTAACGTTCTGAACGCAAGCGCCGAATATACCGATGAAGGGCGTTTTTCTGAATACTCGGTTTATGGCACCGGCAAGCCTAAAACAAAGGTGGTAGCCACCCGCCAGGATGAAGAAGTGAGCCGTTACCGACCATTGGTAATCGTGGATGCCAACGCCATCCAGAAAGAAAGCGTGGATCTTCGCGCCGATTGGGAATATAGCACACGCAAGGCCAAGGCCATGAACGTTAAAGTGGGTGTCAATGGTTGGCGTTATTCCGCTGGTTTTTATGAACCGGGACAGATTTGCACCGTTAAATTACCGCGTCTTTTCATCAAAGAACCGGTGGATTTGATGATTTCTTCAGTAGAATTCGCCTTCAATGGTCAGGGCGAACAAGTGAACTTGAATATGGTCCAGCCCGATTCTTACGCCCCGCAGCCCGAAAAGGAAAAGGCGGTAAAGCCTGTTAAGGCACCCAAGGCAAACCCCTGGGCCACCATCAAGAAGGCGGTAAAAGGATGATTGATGCAATTTTGAACCGCTTGCGCTTGATTGTTGGGCGCTGCATTATTACAGCAACACGCTACAATGGTGGCGAACTTTTAGCGGATGCGGAATTCTTGGCAGATGAAAACCGCAGAAATATGGAATTCTTGCAGCAATACGGCTTTAGCAGCCGCCCCAAGGGCGTTGTTTCTGGTGTGGCTGTGTTTGTTGGTGGTAACCGTGACAACGGCGCTATCATTGCCACCAATGGCGAAGAAATGGACGTAAAATTGGAACCTGGGGAAGTTTGCGTGCATTCGCCATTCGGGTCCAGCATCTTGCTTAAGAATGATGGTTCTGTTGAAATCAAGGCCGCCAGCGGGAAAAACATCGTTTGCACCGGTGGGCTTGAAGTTTCTGGCGATCTGACCGCCCAGAATGTCAACGCAAAATTGGAAGTTGCCGCCAATACGATGGCGGTTCCGGTCCATCTCTCCACCCATACCCACGTTTGCGCTTCTCCTGGCTATCCCACCGCCGTTCCGTTGGGCTAAAAGATGAGACTTTGAAGGCGGGCGAAAACCCTTTAGAAAATAAGTTTGGAACATGGCCGATATTGCGTTAAAAAGACAAAGTGAAGGTTACTTTGACCTGGATTTTGAATCTAACGATTTGAAATTGTGTGATGGTCTGGAGAATGCAACGGCCATTTCTTTGGGATGCTTTGCCAGAAATCGCAATTTAAAAGCGGATCAGGCTAACTTGAAACCCGATATGGGCGGTTGGTGGGCCGATGCTCTGGACCAGAACGGCCCATTGGGCGGTTATCTGCACGAGGTGTGGCCCGGCAAACTCGATGCCACCACCCTGAAGCGTGCGGCATCCATTGCAGCTGATAGCTTGGCATGGCTTAAAGAAGATGGCGTTGCCGCCGAGGTGTATGTAATTGCAACCGAAATCAACGGCGCATTGGTGCTGAATGTGAAAATCGTGAAGCCTAACGGCACCAGCGAAAATTTTGAATATGAAATGAATTGGAATGCAACAGATGGAATTTAAATCTTTATCCGAAATCATTCGATACGTTGAAAGTGCGCTTGCAGTTCAGTTCTACAGCGGCTCCGGATCCTTGCGTAAAGGCGTTTTGAAAATCATTGCCAACGTTGTGGGCGGTGGCCTTTATATGTTCTCCCTGTTGGCAAAGAACATCTGGAAAAACCGTTTTGTTTCCACTTGCGATGTGATTGCCCTTGATGGTTTTGGTGCTGAATACGGATTGCCGCACAAGGCACCCAGCTTTGCCCGCGGTAATATTTCCGTGGCTTTCAGCGGTACCGCTTCCAGCATTACCATTGCCGCCGATACTTACTTTGTGGACCCCATCACAAAGCTGGAATATCGAACGGTTGTTTCCAATGCCGTGAGCAGCTCCAGCAGTTCCGTAAACGTGATTGCCGCGGAACCGGGTGCAGAATATAACGTAGATGTGGGAACAGTTCTTCAGTTCCGCGATGCGGTACCCACCGGCTTGAAAAATGAAGTTACCGTTTCCAATGATAGCGCAAACAATGGCATTGCTTACGGATATTCTGTTGATGTGGAATATGGTGGTGATGTGCAGAAGTGGGGCGAAACCGCCGAAGAATATCGTGAACGCCTTTTGAATCGCATTCAGAACCCGCCACAGGGTGGATCCGAAAACGATTACCGAATGATGGCGGAGCGCTTTAATTTCGTTAGCCGTGCATACGTTTCCAGCGGTAGCCCTAATCTGAACACCGTTGCCGTTGCCCTGGCGAACTACAACAGCGCAAGCATTCTTGTTAGCTCCGAACAGATTGCCGAAGTATTTAGCTACATAAGTAACGATACCCGCCGCAACATTACAGCCGATGTGCGCGTATTCTCGGTAAATCCTATTACCTACACGGTTAAGGCAGCTGTAAAGCCCTATTCCGCAAAGGTGATTGCAAGTGTTGATGATACTTTAAAAAAGCTTGTAAGGAACGTTGAACCTGGCCATTCTATCACGTTGGATCGTCTTGCAAATGATGTTTTGGCGAACTCCATTGCAACTGAATTTAGTTTCATGAGCGTTACCCGATCTGGTGCTGCAGTAACGCAAATTGCCCTTGATTTGGATGTGGATGATAGCGTTGCCGAAGTTGCTCTGATTTCTGGCCGTTATGTAGGTGCCTAATGTTAGTTTTGGATTGTGCAAGATATAAGGCTTTTGCGGGTGGCTCCGTTACCGTCTATGGCGGTATCTTCAAAGCTACCTACAAAATCAAGATTGGAACTGCTACACAATCCCCCACAGATGTTGGTGATGGTTTTATTGTTTTTTCCGCACCTTCCGATGTGGGGGAATATGCCTTCAGCATTATGGATAGCAGCACGGTTTTGGCTTCTGCCGTTGTGGTAGTTACCGCCATGGCGAACGCTTCCGTGTACCGATTGCCAGTCCGCACCGAAGACAACTACACCAATATGCTTACCGGCATGATGCCCCGCGGCTTCATTTTTAATCTAGCCAAGGGAAGCAATTTTAACAAGCTGTTCAAAGGCATTGCCGCCGGTTTCAAGTTCGTGTATGATATGTTCCGCGCCTTGGTTCTGGAAGGTTCGCCAATCACAACAACAAGCCTGGATGAATTCGAAAACGAATTAGGCTTGCCGCGTGAAGGCTTGCTTCTTACAAACTCCGAAGCCCGAAAGAAAGAAATCTATCGAGTTTCACGCCAGCAAAACGGCTGCACCATTCCGCACTATCAGCAGTTAATGGAAGCATACGGAAAAGATTGCGTATTCTATGAGTATTGGAAAAATTCAAGCGTGTTCCCTGATTGGGTATCAAATACCTATGGGGATGAAGCCGTTTTTTGTGTCCTGGTGAAAGTCTATCAGGACAAGTTTGGCACAATCTTTAACTGCAAATCCAAGTGTAACAAATCCCTTGGGAATGAACGCGACTTGGTTTTGGAAAAACTTTTGAACCACGAAAAGCCCGCCCATGTAAAGTTCATCTATGAATATGCCATCCGCGTGCTTACCGATGAAAACGAATACCCGCTTCTGGATGACCAGGATCGAATGTTAATTGTATAGGTGTAAAATGCACAAAATCAATACCGCTACCGCTACCGCAAATGGTGAATTTACTGATGGTGATTCCGCTGGAACCATCCCGGCAACCGATTTAAGTGCAGATTGGTTCAACACCATTCAGCGCGAAATTAGTAACGCCGTTACCGGCTCCGGACAAAGCTTGGATGCTAATAACGATAGCCAACTTTTCGCGGCTATTGCCCGCCTTGGCATCAAGTGTGTTTATGTGGAAGGCTCCACATATTCCATCCCCGATTCCAGCAAAGGTGCCACCGTCATTTTCTATGAAGCAAAGGATCTAACGTTGTCCGGAAACCTCTTTAGCAACGCCGTTTTGATTGCTATTCCTATCTGGTCTAGTACGGATCCCGCTTCTTATAAAATCAGCTATCAGTCCGAAAACCACACCATTTACAATGGTTGCGGCCTGTTTGGATTCGCTTCCAATGGCTTTGTGGGTGAGCTTTCTTTGGTTGGCGTAAACTTCCCCATTGGCAGCCGCAACAACTTCACCATGAACAAGCTTGCCGCCGCCGTTGCTGAAGTATCTGGAAGGGTAACCGCTGGCGAAGTTGTAACGCCAACCGCTTCCATTACGAATATGGCTGCAACATCTGCAGTTGTTGATAAGTACATCGATAACGGCGTTGTGGCGCTCACTCCGGAACAGATTTCGGATCATTCCTGGCAGCTGAAGTCGAATTGGATTGTTGGCCAGGTCAAGCGTGTTTATGATAGCCGCGACATTGCCGAACACGTTCTGAACGTTTACTGCATCAGCAACAGTTCGGAATCATCCTACAACGTTAAAATCTACAACTGCAGAAGCTATCGCGAATTCCTCTGCATCGGCACCATCACCATCGGTGGCGCACAATACGCCGAACTTATCCTGAACGGTGATCGAAACTAAAACTTTAAGAAAGGAATCTGAAAAATGAGTTTGAAACAAGAAGGTGTGAAGTTTAGTCAGTTCATTTCCGGTCTCCAGCAGATTTCCGAAAACGAACGCGCCACCGCCAAGGCCCCTGTTTCCAATGCAGCCGGCCAGAACCGTAATGAACCGCTTTCAAACTATGAAGGCGCAAGAAGTCTTCAGATCGTAAGTAATCCTGAATACGTTTACGCCGTTGTAGATTCTAACAATGTGTTTCTTTTTGGTGTTAAGAAAGATGGTTCTATTGAATGGGCAAAGGGTATTCCTACACATATTCAAAAAGAAATTACAGAAGAACTTGTAAAAAAGGTAGACAAGGTAGAAGGGAGAAGCCTTGTTGATTCCGTTTTTGCTTGTGCTCAAAGCAACTCTAACAACCCTGAATATTTGAAAATCATTGTTGATTCAGTAGGAAAAGTTATTGAAGCAATAAACAAAGACGGTCAACACGAATTTTTTGTAAAGCCTAAATTTAATGCTGGTGTTGAATGGTCTATCCAAAATCTTACCGAACTTGAAAAAGCCTTGAAGGAAAACGGATACAATGGAGGTTGTGGGGATTGGAGTGATAAAACCGAAATTTCCATACCTACTCCTAGACTTGCGATTATTAACATTAGCGGTGTAGATTCTTTGCCGACTTCAAAAACTTCTAATCTTGAAGCCGTATTTGAATTTTGGGATTTGAACGGAAATTACTTCAAGAAGAAAATAAAGAACTTTAATGCACAAGGTAATAGTTCTTTGAACTATCCCAAAAAGAATGTTTCTTTTGACTTCAAGGACTTGAAACTTAAAATTGGTTCTTGGGTAAGCCAAGATTCGTTCCACATCAAGGCTTTCTACACCGATTACTTCAGGGGAATTGGAGAAGTTGGCTATGACTTTTACAAGAGTATTCTAGACACCTATGAGAACGATAAAAATCGTACTTGGAAACTAGCCCTTGTAAATCAAGAAGGTGTAGGTGCTGGTCTTGGCGTTGGAGTAACTACGGACAACTCTTTGAAAATTGACGATGGGGCTTTGTGTTTCCCTATGGGTTTCCCTTGCGTGATGTACCTTAATGGTACTTTCAATGGCGTTTATGCTTTCCAGCTCAAGAAACATCGTGATAACTATATGATGGGCAAGAGCAACGCAAAACACATCCACATGGATGCTACCGGATTTACTTTCTTTGGCGGTAACATTGATTGGACTGCTTTTGAGATTCGAAACCCGAAGGGATTGAAAGATGTTGATGGAAACGATTACGATGGAGATAACCCGAAGGAACTCTCCAGCGAAGGATTCAGTGGTCAGGTAAAATCGTCTATCATTTCTCTTTCACAAATTGCAAGCCAAGTAAATGCAGCAGGAACAACCGAAGCAAAAAAAGCTATCCTTGAAAGCCGTTTTGACATTGCTAATATCATTGACTATATCATTTTTAACGATGTTACAAGTAACATTGACGCTTTCGGAGGAAACTGGCAATGGACAACATGGGATGGCGAAAAGTGGTATGTGAACGTCTATGATCTAGATGGCGTTTTTGGTGCTTCATTCCAAGGGGATGCAATTAGACTTCCTTCTACTGTACACTTGGGACAGAACGCCAATTATCCAACAAAGTTCGTTACTACATACTATTCTAATGAACTGAAGGCACGTTACGCAGAATTGCGTTCATTAGGCGTTGTTTCACAAAAGTCTATCGTATGTCTTGTTGATTCTTGGGTCAAGAGAATTGGGCTTGACTTCTTAAAAAAGGAATACGAAAAATGGAGCGATAGCCCTTGTAATCGTGACATTGTTATAAACGATTCTTATTGGGAATTGAAGAAAGAAAACGGAAAACCCGTAATTGACTACGGAAGCGGTACTGCATACAGTTCCTCTACAAATTATTCCGTTGGTGATGAATGTTGCTTCCAGCCAGCAACCGGTAGCGGTATAAGTTGGAAGTATGTATTTGTATGCAAGGCTAATTCCATTGGGAATGTCCCAGCAACAAAATCTGGATTTAGGGATAGTATTTGGAGACTCAATAATTGGGTCAAACAAAGTCTTGAAAATATGGATAACCTTTACAACTACGAGGAGAACTAAAAATGGCTCTTATCACAAAGCTTGAATCTTCCGTAAGCGATTCTTCGCTTCTTCCTATCGGCGCACTTGTTTTACAATCTAAACAAGTTGATTCCGTAACGTCAGCAAAACGATTTTTTGGAATTGTTGGCCCCGTAAAAATGACTATTGTAGGAAATGGTTATTTTACGGATTCTTCGCTTTCTCAAAATCTTGGTAAGGAAGTTTCCTATACTGGAGCCTCCGAGCATGGAGTATATACAAGTAATGGAAATTACAAAATTATTTGTACTTCAAAGTATGATTTTACAAGATTGAACCTTAATGGAGAAGGTGTTTATATCAACATTGACGAAAATAAATTTGTCAATAATTGTACAATTATCCAGGCTTATTCCTCACTTACGGAAGGGGATATTTCTAACCTTGAAAAATGGGAACGCCTTGAAGAAATTGCAAGAAACAATGTAAGTACAAATGGTCTTACTGGAGATATTTCTGTATTCGGTAAAATAAACATTCAGAAGGTAAGACTTCAGCTTACGGGCGTTTATGGAGATATTAAGAACTTATCTTCTAACACAAGAATAAGCGTTCTAAATTTCACCGATAGCAAAGGGATTTATGGAAATGTAAGCGACATTTCCAACCTTGTAAATTTGACAAGTGTTTTGTTTACGGGTTGCGATAAAATTGTAGGAAATGTGTCTTCTTTGGGAACACTTGTAAATGCAACTTTGATTTCTTTAAATGGCTCCGGAATTTCTGGAACTTGTGATGAACTTGCCCAGGCTTTGAAAACCAATGGAAAAACTAGCGGAACGGTAAGAATTATTGTTGGCGGCCAAGACAAGACGTACAACTTCCCGATTGCTTAACAATAGGGGGCAAAGTGGACTTTAGCACACTAGATATAGGAGCATTGGCTGCTGCCGTTGTTGCCATTTAAAATTCAAAACCCCAAAGGCCGCCCCAAAAGCGGCCATTTCCATTCCCATTTTTTCATGAGACCATTCCCGCCTTTCCCCTTGCTTTTTGATTTTATTTGTTATATACAAATTCTTAAATCATAGGGTTAGAAATGGCAACATACAATTCGAAAGAATCTGCCGCATGGCGTGCGATGGTTAAACCACTTGTTCTGGCGTTGGTTACGCTGGCCGCTGCTGCAACGGCCTACATCAAGGCGCATACCGAAAATAACCAGAACCACGAAACTGTGGTTGAACGGATCGTGAAGCTTGAAGCCGCCCGCGAAAGTGATGGCTTTCGACTGAACAAGCTCGAACGTGATGCAGAACTTTTGAAGGCCAGCTTATCCAATATCCAATCCGATGTAAGCTACATCCGCGGGATCATGGAAGCCAGCGAAAAGAAGGGCCGCCGATGAACGGCTTTCTGGTAATTGTGGCTTGCGTTCTATCCTACCTTTTCGGATGGTTCATGCACAAGCTTTGCGTAAGCGTTCGCAATAAGCTAGACCAGATGCCCGAAATACAGCCGTGCGATGGTTCGGTGGCTCCGCTTATGAAGAAGATGATGAACTGACCGAATCCAATTCTGTTCTGTTCACGTTTGATTGGACTTGATATAAGATGAGACCTTAAGCGGCAAGTGCTGGTGTTCCAAAGTAATTTTGGATGAAAAAGGAATCAGCGCAAATGGAAATCGAAGCTTTCAAAATCAGTTGCCGCGCAATTTATCCGGATTGTATTTTTTACGATAGACCTGATTTGGGAATTGTTGAAGTTTATACAAACAAAAACGGATGGTGTGATAAAAGAATAGCCTTATTGGAAACAGATATTTTTGTAAATGTTCCAAGTGTGGTTACGAAAAGTGAAAGCGTTCCTTGTGGAAATGTTTTTATTCGTGTTAAAGAAGAAAACTTCATTCATGACCTGGCAACAGTAAAAAAGAACGGTCTTCTATAATGCAGATAGTTGGCGTAATCGGTTCTTTGTGCTTCGCTTTTTGCTTGCTTCCCCAGGTAATCAAGGCTTATCGTGAAAAGACTACAAACGGAATATCTTGGCTATTTCTTTTGCTTTCTGCAGTTGGTAATATTGCCAGCTGTTCTTATGTGGTCTACACAAACATTTTAAGCGGTTGCTACCAATACCCGCTTTACTTTAATTACGGCTTTGCCCTTTCGCTTTGCGTGCTTCTGATAGTCGCAAAACTTCGCTTCAAGGATCCCGAAGAAAAGCGCTGTGAATGGTTGAACGTTGCCGATGGTCTTCCAAAAAGTAACCGTTCTGAAAAAATCGTTTTTCTTACAAGCAACGGAACCAAAGGAATGTTCCTGAAGCATTGGGGCTTTTGGCTCCCGGACAAGCAAATATTTTATGAAAGCGTAAAGGGATATTCTTGCGATTACCTTCCCGAAGAAGTCCTTTATTATATGCGACTTCCAAGAATCAAGCTACACGGACTGAACGTGAATATCAGCAACGGATTTTAGCTAGGTGGTTGCGGTGCTGGTCCACGTTTTCGGATAGCTTTGCCGTGGTGCCGGTCTGCTCATCCCGCAACCCCTAGCAACAATTTTCATTAAAAATGAGGATAACCAAAATGGCAAAAAAAGCCGAAAAAGATTACACAAAAGAAGCCCAGCAGCTTGCCAAACGCTGGAACATTGGCATTAAGCGCGCTTACGAAATAATCATGAAGCGCATCGACAAGGGTCTTCCACCGCTTCCGGATTGCTGCAAGAAGGAAAAGGCACCCGCACCCAGCCGCCGTCTTGTTTCCGAAGTCAAAGAAATTGGATTCGATGCAAAAGAAGCAAAGAAACTTCTGGAAAAGATGATTGAAGATGATATTGGAACCGCCGTTGCTGGTGAACATTACGATTTGCCCAAGCCCATCAAGGAATCCATCGAGCTTATCGAAATTTTGATGGAGCGCCACAACATCCCACGCGTTCCCGCCTTCATGATTTCCCAGGCTTTGCGCTACATTATGCGCGTGGGCGTGAAAACTCCCGATTGGGGCAAGGATATTGGCAAGGCTGAAAACTATCTACATCGCGCCTTGACCGGCGAATGGATCAAGAAATAATGGCATACGATAACCCGAAGTATTTCACATTTGCCGAACTGACCAAAACGGCCCAGAAGTTTACCAACATCCCTACGGATTGGAAAACCCTGGATAACTTGCGCCGGCTGGGTTGTTTCCTGGATAGGATCCGTGAACGTTTCGGCAAGGCCATTCGCGTAAATTGCGCTTACCGTTCCCCCGAAGTGAATGCCGCCGTTGGCGGTGTGGCTACAAGCGCCCATCTTCATGGCCTAGCCGCTGACATTTGCGCTTGGTCCGGAACCGAAGTCGATAACCGCCTTTTGCTGGCTATCCTGGAATCCAGCATGGAACGTGCGGGAAGCATTGACCAGCTGATCAGTTACCACCGCACCCAGGGCCACAAAGAAGCCGCTATCCGATTTATCCACGTTGGCTTGGCCCCGGAGGATGAAGATGGCATTATCAAAAACCGCGGCCAGCGGCTCTATAAATGACGGTTGCTGAATCTATAGCCATTCGTGAAGTTGAAGAAAATAAGTGCATGGATTGCCGCCGTTGCTGGTGCCGCATTTGCACCGTTTGCCTTCACAATTCCCACTTTGCGCCCAAATTCACATTCGTTAAAGATGAGACTTTGGAAGAATACAAGGAATACTAGCACCTATATTATAAGTGCATTGATGTCTCCTTTGTTAATGTATTGTGTTGGTTAAACAAGTGGCGGTAGCTTCGGCTGCCGCCATTTGTTATAGTGTCGGGATGGAATCAACCGCCTTTTTGCGGCTTTCATCCAGAACGTGTGTATAAATGGCCGTTGTTTGCACGTTTGTGTGGCCCAAAAGCTTGCTGGTGGTCAGTAGGTCCGCCCCATTAGACAAAATCAACGTGGCGAACGTATGGCGGGCGCAATGGTACGTTATATGCTTGGTTATCCCAGCCGCCTGGATCCATTCTTTCAGATAGCGGTACATATAATCGCGGCATGGGAACTTGAAAAACACCCTTTCTTTCTTCTTTTCGGTGGGCAAAAACTTCTTTGCATTCTCGCTTAAGGGGATTCTTACAATTTCCTTGGTCTTTTTCTGCCGCAAAATGATGGTATCATCCTTAATATCGGACCATTTCAGCGACAAAATATCGGAATGGCGCAACCCTGTGAAGCAGCTGAACAAAAAAGGCCGTTTAAAACGATCATCGCAATCGGTATTTACCAGCTGGCGCACTTCATCCATGGTCAAAAATTGCCGTTGTGTCTTGATTCGCTTGGGGTTTAGCCCTGTAAAATCTGGTTTTTGCGACAAAATTCCGTCCAGAACCGCCTTATGAATCAGAGATTTAAGAACTAGGGCGTTTGTGTTGATACTGTTGGCGTTTAGCCCCTTGCGCTGCCAAAATTCGATTAAACCCTTGTAGGTGGTTCGGTTGAAGTCAACCATTCGGATGTGTGGCGAAAATTCCCGGATATGGTTTAAAAGGGTAATCTTTTTAATTCGGTAGTTTTTGGATTGGGTTTTGTTGTTTTTAATATCGTTCTGAATGTAATCTTCGAAGGTGGTCAGCTTGTTTTGATGGACTTCAATGCCAAGTTCGGCGGCGGTCAGCTGCTCCGATTTTTGGGCGGCAATCTGTTCGGCTAGGCGCAAAGTGTTGGAATTTTTTATTTTTGATTCGGATGATTTGCCAGGATCCAGATAAAGGTTCAACGGCTCACGGAATCTTTTGCCGTTCATGCGGTAATTGAGCCACAATTTGATGGTACCGTTATATTCCCGCTGGTAGACCGTTACCCGCTGTTTGGTCTTGGTTTTCATCCTTTGCCGCCTTGTTTGCCGTGTCCAAATCGTGACCAAAATATACAAATAGAGCGAAAAAGACCTAAAACAAAGATGGCGAAAATGAGTTAAAAACGCTTGTATATCATAGATTTAGTTAGATTTAGTTGGATTTAGTTAAGTAGGTATTTATTTTGAGTGATAATTTACTTTTTAGAACGTGCTAAATCCGTTTGAATCCTTATTTTATAAGGTCTGCACGTTGTTAAGTCAAGCATTTTAAAAATGAAAATCGTGACCAAAACGTGACTGAATAGAACGTTTGGTGGATGTTCGGAAAAAGCGAAAAACCACCCCCGGAGGGGGTGGCCTTCTTTATGCTTGGCGGGTGGCGGTTTTAATTTTTGTGCCACCAATCTTCTGGGCTGGGTTGTTCGTCCTTCCAATAGGGGTTATCCTGGCATGATCCGCAAAGAAGCGACTTTTGGTCCTGAACTTTGATCACCTTCATTTTGGGCGTGGCGTACTTCTTTTTGGCGTTCATTATTTGAACCTCTCGGCATATTCTCTGCACTTGCGTTCGTTATCTTTAAACATTGTGTACCATTCCATTGCAGTTCGTTTCTTTTTCTTAAAAAAGCAAACAACTTTGTCTGCTGGGTTTTGGTCAACTATTGCAGCCCACAACCTATTCTTTTCGGCCCTAGCCAGCCACAAGGCACGTTTCGTGGTGCGGAGTTTGTCGTATGGAGATTCTACTTTAGCAACTCTTGCAAAACCAATCATCCTACATACCCTACTTGTCTTTCAAAAAAACTAATGCACCAAACAAAGCCAAAGTTTGTGCAAGAACAACTCTGTCAAAATGGATAAGGTATGCAATAGAAAAACTTGTAACCAAAATCCAAAAAACACTTTTCATCCTACATACCCTCCTTGATTTTCTTTGCCCTTGCTTCCATAAATTCGCAGAAGCTATTGTGATAGCTGATTTTCAAATTCATTTCCCACACTTTGCGGAAGTGCCTTTTTTCGTTGTTACTCACATCTCTTCTATTCTTGCTACGAAACACTTTTCGTAAAGCAACATTGTACAAGTGATTATGCGTATGACCGCCTTTCCTTAGTGACCTATAATTATGCTCTGCAAAATATCCACATTCATCGGGTTCTACTCTTGAATAATATCTGTATCCTAATATCCAAGATTTTTTAGTTTCTTTCCCCGTGTACCAACTATATTTTTCCATTTATCCCTCCTTAACTGCCGTGGATTCCTCGGCAGTTGTTTTCGTTTTTGAAATAGCAGCTTCAAGTTCCTTGATTCGCTTGTTCAAAACGAATTCAATGTGGTAAGAAAGTTCTTTGTTTTCTTGCTGGGCTTTATCCCTGGCCCATTCCAGCGTTTGGGCGTAACCGTTAGCATCTTCAAGCTTCTTTTCAAGCTCCGCGATTCGCTTCGCCTGTTCCTGAATGGTCTTTTGGTGCTTGATGTATGCAGCTGAATCGGCATCATGCGTTTGGCTGCTGAAGTGGTGCGGTTCCATTAAATCCCCCTGACGCTTACGGCGCTTTCGATTTCGGCGTTACTCATTACGCGGTGCGCCATCATGTAGCGGTCCAAATCTTCGACGGTGAACTTCAGCAGACGGCCATCGCGGATGTACGCAATTTCGCCATTACGGACCAGATCGCCAAGGGTGCTTGGCTTGCGCTTTATGTAGCGGGCGGCTTCTTCCAAATTCAGATACTTGTCTTCTTTCGGGGCCTTGATGGCTTTCATCTGTTCCATCAGGACTTTCATGGCGGCGGCTAAATCGGCCTTGGTTATCAAATCATCAAATCCCATTTTCGCGGCTCCTTGTTAAAAAAAACCAATTTCGTGAAAAGAACGCAAAGCGCCCAGCATCCAACGGCAAAAAGCGTAATCATCGCAATATCGCGTTTCTTCATAAGTCGGTTGCCTTATCGTAAGCGGAGTTAATTTCTTTTGTAAACTTTTCGGCGGCGGCGTGCATCTTCTCTGTATCAACCGGCAAGATGTATGCTTCTTTTGTCCTGGCGTAACGTTGCGCCGCGCTTAAGGACTTGAAGAACTTAAAGCCGGAGTAGTTGGCGCACGGTAGCGGGCATTTACTTTGCTTGTGGATCAGTAGGAAATAGCGCATTGAATAAATCGGTTTGGTTGGTCTTTTCTCGATCTACATCGGGGCGGTAAAGGTTTTGCGGGTTGTACGCATCGTATGGCGTGTGTTCATAATCCTTGCAGTAGTTCTTTGCCTTTGCGGATTTCTCGATTACGTTCTTTTCTTGCTTGCTGCACCAAATGTCGAAATCCGGTTTTACGATGCAATGAACGCAATAACGGCAATACTGTTTTATGGATTCGGCGGCATCTGGCATGGTGTAAGTCCACAACTTTGAAATTCGGTGCAACGGCCCATGATCTTGCAATTCGGCTGCAAAAAGCGCTTCATTTCCGGATTCTTCTCGATGACTGCAGAAACAATGAGGCGCATGATTTGGCGGGTTTCCAGGCTTGCTTTACCGCAAAGGCGCTTTCTTGCCATAAACATCAGTTCTTGGGCGTTCACTTCCATGGTATGATTTACAGGGGCGTTTTGCGGTGCCGCTTCACGATCGTAATCGTTTTGACGGTCATTGCGCTGGCTCCTAACGTAATGCTCTACACCGTATTTGTGGCGCACGAAATGCACGCTGTAGCAATACGGAATGTTTTCCAAGCGGATGATCCAATTCAGGTGGCGAATGGGGGAATGTTCGCAATTCAGCATTTTTTCCTTCCATTCCCTGGTGACCTCTTTTTCAAGGTGCCAATTATTCTTGCCCATTGTATCGGTGGCCAGAGCATACACGATGCACCAATCCAGCTGGGAAGGGTAATTGATAACGTTAACGGAAAAATCACTTGGAATCGGCATCTTTCTTCTGTTCCTTTTCGGTATTCTTTTTGTCAAAGATGGCGGCGGCTTCTTTCAAACGGCGCTGTTTAAGTATTTCGTACACATCCATTTTTCTTCATCTCCAAAAGGTCGACGCAACGCAAACAAACGGCGGCAACCTGGTAAAACTCTTGCTGGGCGTGTTCGATTTCGCCAGCGGCGGCAGCGTGCATGGCTTCCGCAACTTCTTCTGCCAAGATTTCATCAGCTGCCCAATTTTTGTTTCCAGAACTTTCGTTCATTTCGTTACGTTCTTTATAAACGCGCTCTTTGTAGTTCCAACCGGCTGCAGTATTGTGTGTAATTGTGTTTGCGAAAAAGGGGTGCTTGCGAATCGCGTTTTCGTATTCGCGGCAAATGCTTTCAATGTGCTTTTTCATAAGGCTGCTGAATTCCTTTATTTGTCCTGAATCTAGTTCGGTTTAGTTCGGTTTAATTTGTTTAGGTCTCATGTATTAGGCGGCTGCCTTTATCTTGTTTGCCTTGGCCCATTCGTTAAAGGCTTGCTTTGCATCTTTTTTGGCCTTGTAATCGGCAAGGTGTTCATCACCGTAAAATTGCCCGATGCTCAATTTCTTTCCATTGCGGATCAGCTCACAAGTGGCGTAGGGCTTCCCGGCCTTCTCGATGAATACCAGCCAAATCTTACCATCGCACACGCGCTTCGGGTAGTCCATTCGCATCAAGCATTGGTGCAGCACTTCCGCGTGAAAATCAATCTGTTCGATGCTCTTGGGGATGTAAACCTTGATTTTGCCGGTGGTGAATTGCTTCTTGACCATCTTCTGGATTGCCTTCTGGTATTCCACGTTTTCTTTCGCCATCTTTTCGGACTTGCGGGCGGCTTCGATGGCTTCAATTTCTTTCATCACCTTATCGTGAGCTTGGCGCACGTTCTTCGGGAAGCGCCAATATTTATCATTGATGTTGTGGCCCGCCTTCTTTGCCATTTTCAAGTAATCGTGGTAAGTGACCGATACCATTCTGGGCGTTTCTTTCTTCAGTTTCTTTGGAACAAGCACGTTTTTCCAATGCAGCCAGCAATCGTAATCAAGTCGGGCTTGCATTCGATTTGAAAGCGTGTATTCGTCCAGCTGTTCGATGGTAATGTTCCACTTGATGCACTTCTGAATTTCGGCAAGCGTTACATACTTCATGTTTGGGTGATTGCGTAACCATTCCAGAATGGGGCGGGTGTTCTTCAGCTTGTAAATGCTCTTGTTCTTTGCCAGAAGCGGGAACCCGGCACCAAAAAGAAGTTCCACTTGTTGCGGATTCTTTTTCCATTCGGGCAGAATGTGGAAGATTTCTTCCGTTGTCAAGTTGGCCTTCTTGAAAATCCACTTGAATTCGGGGTACTTCTGAAGAATCAGTTCTTTTTCTTCATCGGTGGGATGGTGACAGCTGAACCCCTTCATTTCATAATCGATTTTGTACCAGGGATCCAATTCGGCAATACCGCTTCCGCACACATAGCCGCGGCAAATGGTGGTGTAATTATAGCCTGGCCATGCGATGAGCCAGCCCATGGAACCGGGAACATATTCGATGTTACGGATTTCCTTTCGACCGTCTTCGAAGTGGCGCATTACATCCATGCTTTCGCCCTTGTGCGCCCTGTCCTTACCGTAAGCGGTAACGATTCTGCACAACTGACCATCAAGAATTTCTAGGCGTTCATCGCGGCTAAAGTAGTTCATTTTCCATCCCCTAGAAAAGCGAAATAACGTTGGATTGTTCAGCGGCTATCTTTGCCTTGGCTGCTGCCTTTTCGGCTTCCCTTGCGGCCTTTTCTGCAGCCTTTTGTGCGGCGGCTTCTTCTGCCTTCTTCTTGGCTTCTTCGCGGAATTCCTTCAGGGCTTCGGCCTTGGCCTTTGCTTCGGCTTCTGCAATCATTTCGGCAATCTTTCTGGAGTTTTCGCCGGTACCCTTGATTTTTGCGGTTTCGATTGCTTCTGTAATTTCGTTATCGGACTTGCTGGCTTCAAAATCACCGTCAATAAAGAAATCCCTTGCCCACTTAAAAACGATTTCGCTTTTGACCATTGCGGCATTCTTAACGGCGATCTTTCTAGACTTCTCCATGATGGCATTCATCAGATCGTGCATTTTGCTGGCGTTGTACTTCGCGGCAAGTGCGCTATCGGTCTTGCATTGTTCTTCCAGATAATTCTTGATGATTTCTTCGTTAGTCATTGTGTTAGGTCCTTTGTGAGCTTCACGTTTATAACTTGGATTCCGTGAAAAGTTTTTGTTGGTTCTGATTGTTTTGGCTTTGGATTTTGTTGCCTTAACCGCTGAAGTTCTTTTTGTTTCCATTCGGGGCTTTGCTTCGCTCTCCAAATTCGCATTTCCTGTGCGTGATGCTTTCTGTATTCATCCGTGTTTCGGCGCTTCTTGTTCGCTTCGCTGCGCTTCCTTTTGAATTCCGGATCATCCTTTAGGCGGTTGTATCGTGCCGCGCTATTCTTTCGGTGCCTTTCTTTAGTGGCCTTATCCTTTACGCAAATAGGTTTGAATTCATGCGAAGTGATGGCGTTTTTTACAAGTTGTTCGAATTGCACTTTTGCATTTGTTCCATTTTGAGTTGTGCATTTTCAGCCATAAGCCTTTGAACATCTTTCAAGTTTTCGTGGCTTTCTGCCTTGTAACGGTGTGCAACTTCCTTCCAATTTACACCGTCGATGATTTCAATTTCATCTTCCATCGGTTCTCTTTCAAATACGTTCTTCAGTTTCAAATATGCGGAACGTGCCTGTTGATATTCTTCATTTACTTTTGCGTTATTCCTGGCAATAACTTCATACAGGCGCAAACAATGTTTAATAAGAATTGTTTCCATAACGGAATGTTCTTCATTAGCCATTTTTTTAGCATATTTCTGTTAATATTGATATTCATTTTTATTCCTTTATTTGTTGGTTAAAGTCCAATTTTGCAAGGTGTATAAAGCGCTAGGTCTGCACTTTTTGCAATACATCCTTGTTTCGCTTATCCATCCAACTGTTTCGTTCTTTGTGTTGTTCAGGATCATTCCAAATCGGTTCTTTGCGACTTTGCAAAACGCAACGTAAACTTCTTTGATTTCTCCAATTTCATTTTTGCAGTAAGTGCATTTCATATCGGTTCCTCTGGAATCGAACCAGGGCTGCAATGGATTACAAATATTGTGTGTCTTTAATTTGTGTTGCAGGCCACCAGGCGAACCGTTTGCGCTTAAGAATGATGTAAAACAAAAGAGATTATCCAAAGCGCGTGTGTAATTTAATGCTGGGTAAGATGCTATAAACTTATGTTGTCGAAACTTATTGAACCTGACGTATTTCAACTATACAGGAACGATTTATTGGATCGTTAGGCCCTTTTACGTTTTGTTTTTGCAACCTCTTTAAAGCGGGTTGCTTCTCTTTTTACGATTATTGGGCGCCGGGCGCGTGGCGGTTGTTCGGTTATAGTGGAATCAGAGTTTTTGTTACTTTGATGATACGCCCATTGCCCAAACTTTTTACACCCATTTTCCGGTGCTATATTCGTAAGGATCGTTTTTGCCTGTTGCGTTTTTGGTCCTTCCGTCTAGATAAGCCTTGATTCTGAACTTTGTTCTTTCGCTAATATCATCGCGGCTCAAATAGGATTTCAGTTCTTTGCGTGTGTAAGTTTCGTAAGGGCGCATTTTATTTCCGTTTGCTATTGTGATAGCCTTTATATCCGTGACGGTATGCCCATTGTTCGAGTGCGGAAACTTTCTTGTAAATTTCGCTACCTTCGGAGTGATACTTTCTAACCATTTTTAAAATGGGGAATGCGACTTCAGTTTTCTTTTCTTCTTCAAGAGCCTTTTTAAACTCAATGTTTTTGGCATCCATCTTTTTTTTCGAAATCTATCTGGAGTAGCTGGATTTCTAGTTTGATTTTTTCAGATTTTTTCATTGTGTCGTTTCCTTTGGATTGGTGGGATGTAACCTTTTAGCTTGTAGTAGTGGCTCTGAACGCTGCTTCTATTCTTGCCTAACATCTGGGCTATTTCTTTCCATTGGCGCTTGTTTACATCACGTTCTAACAGAAGCTTCTTTTCTTTTATTGGGGTCCAAAAATCACGCTTTCTATTTGATTCTATCTTGTTCCTTCGAAGCACCTTGTAAAAGTATTGGTAATCGGTAATTTTCATCTGCTTACCAAACTTTTTGAACAGGCTGTAAGCGGATTCGCCAGGATGATCCAAATAAAGCTTGATTATTTCTTCATCCTTTTCCTTGTACGAATTCATCGGCGGTGAAAATTTCGTAAAACCAAGAAGCGTTCTTAAACAGTCCATTTTGGCGGGTATCATGCCGATTTTGTTGGCAAGCTTCATTGCCTGTTCGCGGTCCAGCCCTTCTATCTTTGGCAGAAGGTCCTGAAGTTCCTTTACCGTGAATGTGCGGTTCCCGAAACGGTTTACTTTCTTTCGCATTGCTAAACCTTTTCAATGTAGGTCTGGAAGAAATTGCGAAGCCCGCGCATTTGCGCCTTGCAGTCTTCAAGGGCGTTGTGCTTTTCAACGTTGCCTTCAGCCTTTACGATCTTGGGGAACATATTCTTCAAGGTGCGGTAATCGTTCTGCAACCAGAACTTCCAGGGAAGCACAAAGCCGAAACGTTCGAAGAATTCCTTAAGGATCGGGAAGTCAAAATCAAGCCCGCAACACCAAACGGAAAAGCCTTCATCCTTGCGCGCGTAGAAATTTTCAATGAACCAATCTTCAAATTCTTTCAGGCTGGGCGTTGGCAAATCGCGACCGCCAAAGGCTTCTGCAAATGCTTCGGTGCTTTGCTTGCTCCACCATTTCATGGTTTCGGCTTCATCTGTCAAGCCCCTGGCATTCAGCGGGCGAATGTCGAAGCGCTTGTAAAACTGAACCTGTGCGCCCTTGGTATTGAAACCGAACGCGGCGAAGCTGATAACCTTGCAGCCGGGCTTGGTGCCGGTTGTCTCAATGTCAATCATCAGAGTATTCTTCATTTATTTACCCTCGTATTTTTCCAAAAGATCTTTGTTAAGTTCAAATGCTTCTTTACCTGGAAGCGGGATAAGGTTGCGGCGGCAGAACAAAACGCAAGCGTGGTAGCTTCGGCCCTTGGGCTGTATTCCGGCCTTAAGTACCATTATTTCGCTTTGTGTCCAGAACTTGTAATTCCGCTTCGCCATTAGTTTGCCATCTCTTTAACGTATTCGTTGTGCTTCAGCATTTCCAACTTGATTACGTTGGCAACATCTTCGATGTTCTTGGGCTTCTTTGCGGCGAAATTCTTGCACAAGTCAGAAACAAATAGATTTGCGCGACCGATAATGGAAATGTCCTGGATTTGGCTCTTTACCACCTTGATGGTGATGGTGTACGGTGTGCGGTTATAGGTCTTGCCATGATACACGATGGAATAGGAATCTTCTTTTGCTCTAGCCATTTTTACGCCCCCATGAATTCAGCGGCAATGCTCAAATGCCTGGTGGTGGTGATGTACTTGCGGGCGGTGGAATAATTGCCAGACTTGATGGCGCTAACAATTTCCTTTGTAATGCAGTTGTGCGCGGCATCCAAAGACGCAATGATTTCGTTTTTGTTCTTCATCTTCATTCCTTATCGAAAGTTTTCGTTTTTGGTTTGTGCGGTTTGGTGTGCCAGAATCGGGAACGCCTTGAAATCAAGCACAAGCACGCTGGTTTTGTACTTGGTCAATTTGGTTTGGGGATCGGTCCAGCTAGTGTTTTTCAACTTCCCCTTGATAAGCACTTCTTGGCCTTTCGCCGGGTTGATGCGGTCGATGATGGTCGCGATGTTTCCCCAGGCTTCGCAATTATGCCAATTTGCGATTTCGTTACCATCTTTGCCCTTTTCATTGGTGCAGATGCTGAACGTAATCATTGGGGAGCCGTTGGCAAGGTTGTGGGCGGTGGGCTTTGCGCCCATGCGACCCAGAATCATTACTTCATTGACAAAAATCATTAGTTCCCCACAACGCTGCAATAATCGAGATAAGCGCAAAGCTTGATGGATGCAAAGCAAATGCCCATAACAACAAACATCAGGATAACGCCAAGCAAATCCATAGCGTTTTCCGGTTCAATGGATGCTTGCTTTGTTTCTTTGGTAATCTTGTATTCCTTGAATTCCAT